TTGTCTTTGTTTCTCAATTTCCTCATTTCTTTTTGCAAATTCGGATGATAGTTTGTCTATAAAAAATTTTCTCTCGTAGGTAGGCATAGTTTGAAGGTCTGAGTAAGACATATTAACATGTTTACTCAGATAGTAGAACTCATCAAGCATAGTTTTCCTATAATCAGAAGAAAGGACGAAAAAACTCTGCCCCAAAAGTGATACGCACATTCACTTTTTCTCCTGACGGGGCTGTAACAGTTCTATTTAGGTCTAATTTAGGTTCACAATCTGACATTGTGTTCCTAATAAATTTAGAATCCATAATAGGTAGCGTATTTATAAAAGTTGATATTTTTTCTCGGCTTTCATCACCGTCAATTGAAACAACATGTTTTTCTAATCTTTTTGTAACTATTGGAACTGTGACCCCTACCGGATAACTTTCATCTAATTTACTTAGTTCTGTAGTGTCTCCTACATTTAAAAGTCGACAAACAACGTTAACCCCTGTTTTTGGTAAGTTAAACTCAAACAATCCTTTGTCGTTTGGTTTTATTTTAGGTTGTAGAATATTTAACTCGTCTAACAAAATAGTCGCGTCAAAATCTTTTTTTGTTTTTGGGTCTTTTAATTTAAAGTTATAGTCAGGACCAAACGCAGTGTTTCTTAAAAATATAAGTATTGCTTCTGCGTCTCCATCAAGTATTTCATTGACATTGAAGTCAGGTTCATAAATTTTATTTTTTAATAGTGTCATCACTAAGTTTTTATCCCCACCTGCCGATAATAATATATTTTCATCTTGAGCGGTTAGATAACCCACTTTAAGAGATTTCTTCTTATTTGAATAGAATAACCCTTGTGATGGTAATGGTACCACGTCATGTGGTAAGTCCATATTCATTTGTCCGTATTGTTTTCCTTGGTCCATAATTGTCTATATAATAAAAAAACCATAGAAGTACAATGACTCCTATGGTCTTAAATATATGATTGATTGATTTTTAATCAATACTATTTTATATTAATATACCAAAATACATCTATCAGGACGTAATGTTGCTGTTATTGTAGCAAGAGCATCATCACTATAACCTAAACTATCGAAATTGACATCCGTTAAGAATGTTCCTTGTAGAATCCATTTTTCGACTGCGACTCCTGTTGGGTCTAACATTTCCAAGTCTAAGTCCTTTTTGTATCCTGCAGCATAACCCATACGACCTGTTACGGACTCTGAGTGTAATCTAACCCACTCCATTAAAGCTTGTGAAGCTGATGGTCCAATTGGGTCACGGAATGTAACGTTTATCGTGTTCCACACGAATCTACCTGCCACATATGTGGATGTATTTAAAAAAGGAATTTCAGTTGACCCGATTTGGATGTTAGGTCTTGATGTAGACTCAACATACCAAGAATTAATACCCAATGAAGATGGAAACGATAGTATAAATCGATTCTTCCTTTTTGGTTCATAGGGAACGGGCATTTTCATTAATAAGTCTGCCATTGTATTTTGGTTTTATATTTCTTTAGTTTATTTATTTATAAATATCCAGTTAGAAAGTTTTTCTATTTACTTTTATTTTTTTTTCAGTAATCTCTACTAGAGCAAATAAAATATTAATAATTTAAACTTCTTTTTTATCTCCTCCTTTAGTTAAATACGTTTTAACTGGTTTATCTTCATATTCTTTATCTAAAAATGCTTTAATCTTTTCTACATTGCCTGGGTCATCATCTGAAAACCCAATCATAGGTATAAAATTATTTTTTATATCATTCTTAAGAAAGGCTTTTTTACCGATTCTTTCACTCATTTCCTTAACATATGAAATAAATTCTCTTAACGCCTTTATTTTACCCTCTTCAGGGTCAGCAGCGTTACCCTCACCATATGTTACAGGATAATACTTGTTAAGGTCTAAATAATCGTTAATCATTATTGAAGAGTCTTTTTCCTCGTCACCCGACATATTACGATATTTCTTTAAATTGTCAATTAACATATCTTTGTCAATACCATTGTGGTTAGTTACTATCATATTATATATAGCATCACGTAATACTGATGGTGTGTGACCTCTTGCGGTTATTATTGAGAAAATTGAACCACCGTTTATTGCTTCAACAAAATCGTTCCATGAAGGACCTGGTTTTGCCATCATTGAATCAATTATAAATGCTTTATCTCCCTTTACACCGAAGTTTCTGTATGGGTCATCTGCATATCCCACAACCATTTCACCTTTATATTCGAAAGGTTCTTTACCTATGAACCCTCGATAATCTGCAAAATCCTCGGTAGACATACCTATTTCTTTACCTTCATCAGACATAACAATAATCTGAGTTGGCATTGTAGCGATATTGTCGTCCCAATCAAAAGCATAGTATTTTAAATCAGGATTACCCTCAGGGTCAAACCCTTCACGTAATTGTTTTTCGTGATAAAACTCTCTAATAATCCTTTTTATACTCATTACTTCTTATCTTTATTAGTATTAAGTTTTTCAATTAATCTTTCTAACTGATTCTCAGAAATTACAATATTTTGAGGTTTTTCAGAGAAAGACTTAGTTCCGTTAGCTTTAATAGATAACGCTTCGTTAAGTGCTTTTTTCTTAAATTCCATTTCCTTTTTTTTATTTAAACGTTTAATAGGCTAAGAGGAGGGAATTAACCCTCCTCAATATAATAAATAGTCAGATATTAAATATCTTCGAAAGAAGCTCCTGTAGGTGTAATCAAGAATTCAATATCGATGAATTCAAGTGCTCTTGTTGGTTTCAGATAAATTTTACCTGTTAACGTGTTTGAGTCTAAATCTTCAGGAGTTCCAGAAACTGTCACTCTAAAGTCAATTAAACCTCTATCTCTTCTAATACTGTCTAAGATTGGATTAACTGAATCTAAGAATTCTTGTCTTACTTGTTCGTCATTTTGTTCGAACAATAACCTAACAGCTACTGCCGAAATTAATTTACGTGCTTGTAATAACAATCTTCTAACGTTTATTCTGTCAAGTGCAGATTCTTTAATCTGTGTAGTTTTATTACCCCATATAACAGTACCTACATCTGAGAAGGTTGCGATTGGGTTTAATCTTCCTACATATAAAGTGTCTCTATCTTCTTGCGTTAACTTCTTACGTGCTTTAACCGAATTAACTAAACCTCTTGTGTAACCCGCTGATGCGAACCAAGGGAAAGCTATATTATCTGTTAAAGCTAAGTTTCTAACAACTTCACCTGTTGGTGGAAGATAAATTTGTGTATTATTTACCGAATCTCTTGTTAATATCCATGGATAGTAAGTTGCGGTGTAGTTAGAATCAATTCCTGTGTCTTCTAAATTATCTACCGCCTCTTCAGGATAAATGAAATTAGTGTCGAAATCACCTAATGTTGGTGTAAACATTTGATAATCAGGTGTAGTACAGATATAGATTGAATCCGCTCTGTCTTGTTCTACCATATCAATTGCTGACTCAACAAGATTAGAATTATTAACATAATCAATACCTGGTGTTGTGAATACATTTATATTAACCGCTTCAGGGTTATTAAATGTATACTGACCCCATAGGTATGCGTAATAATCAGTATTTGCCCAAGTTAATTGGTCAGGACCTGTGATTTGTTTAAACGCTCCCCATCCTGTTGCGGTTGGGTAAGTTATAGAAGGTGCTGCACCTGCTCTAAATCCTGCTGCTCCTAATTGGTATCTGTCACCATTAGTTCTATATTCTCTATAGATATCCCATCCGTCAAAACCTCCTGACGGTACTACAGTGAACTTACGAGAGTTTAGTCTATAATAAGGACTACTTTCATCAGGTTCCGAATCGAAACTTGCGTTACCCACTTCAAATGCAGTTTCACCTGAAGTTACATAATTAGATGAAATTAAAATAACCGTTGCTCCTGAATCCATATGGTAACCTTTAGTAAGGTAAGCCCATGGTTGTGAATCAGTAGCAGTTGCTAAATTGGTAGGATTTTGTTTTCCTTTATAAGATAAGAAGTCTGCGTCAATACCAGCGGTATTAGAAACACCTAAGAATGTTCTTCTTACTTTATCACCCGAACTTCTTGTTTCATTATCAGTTCCCGTAGCCGCTCCGAATGGTGGATTCCATATAACCTCACCTGGTGTGTCGTATTTAGTTTTATACTCTAAGAATGGTGATTTAACTCCTGAATATTGTCTAGTTTGATAACCTTTAAATCCACAAGGTAGTGAACCTATAGGTGCATCTTCATTCATTTCTAACATTATAAATC